CTCAAGGGCTGGCTGCCACTCCCTGAATTTTCCCCACCATGAATCCGCTCTGCGAGGTAACCGGCAAGAAACAATTCCCGACGCGGCTGCACGCCGAGGTCCGCATCCTCGATATCGAACGAAAGAGCGACCATCCGCTTTACTCTTACCTTTGCGAACACTGCGGACGCTGGCACCTGACAAAAACCCCTCACATCGAAGCACTGATCGAACTCAATTTGAAATGAAACCATGACAACACACCCCAACATGACACTAGACCCCACTCTCGACTGCTACAAGAACGCCAAGGCCACCGAGGGCGAAGGCATGATCAAGTTCTCGGACTTCATCCAGACGATCAAGTCACCCGAGTTTTTCCAACAGATCAGCGACATCCGCGATTGCCTGATCATCGGCGACGACAAGGAATACGACCGGCTGAAGAAGGAGCTGGAGGCGGTGACGGTCTCCGGCGTGTCGAAGGGGCCGCGCAAGAACACAGTCAGCGAGGAACGATTTACCCACAACGGACTGATGCAAGTGGACATCGACGGCAAGGACAACGTCGGCTGGTCGATCAAGGCGCTGACGGACCATTTCAAGGCGACGCCGCAGTGCATCGGCTCGAACATCTCGCCAGGCGGCGACGGCGTGAAGGGCTACGTGCGGATCGACCCGGAGAACCACCGCGGATGCTTCGAGGTGGTGAGCAAGTCGTTCGCGGCCGCTGGCATCACGATTGACGAGAGCTGCAAGGATGAGGCGCGGTTGTGCTTTGTGTCCTACGATCCAGACGCATGGTGCGACCTGGACCGGGTGGAGTTTTTCACGGCCGACACGATCATCCCGGCGGCGAAGGCGAAGCAGGGGCTGGTGATCAATGGCGACGCTGACTCGGAACTAACGCTGGCCGACCTGGACGCGATGCTGAAGGCAATCCCCCGGCAGTCCTACGCCGAGTGGGTGAAGACGTGCTCGGGTGCTTGGAACCATTTCGGGGAGGACGCCACCGCGATCATTGCCAAGCACTGGCCGGAGGAGTCGCCAGGTGAGTATGCGGAGAAGTTCAAGAACCGGGAGACGCGCATCGGGATCGGGTCGGTGGTGATGGTGGCGAAGGAGCACGGGTGGACGATGCCGAAGCGGATCACGGAAACACGCAAGGCTGCCGCGAAGGTGGCAGCCGCGGTGCCTGCGGGCGGATCTACCAGCACGGCATTCCAGCCGGAAGACATTTTCTACGACCAGCCAGGCGGGAAATACATGATCCGGGTGGGCGCGAACTATCACGTCCACGCGAAGATCGGGCCGGTGAACACCGGGCTGACGCGATACATGGCGCCGAATTTCACGGACCCAAAGGACCTGGTGCGTGCGGTCAATGCGGCGATCAAGGGGCGCGAGCTTGACGGCGGGATCCAGTGGTCGGGGAGCATCGCGGGCCACGCGCAGGGGATGGCGGCAGACCATGAAGGTAAGCCGATCCTTATTCTGTCCGAGGCGCAGATTCCGACGCCCGCGGCTGGCGATTGCCCGTTGATTACGTCGATTCTTGAGCAGGTTTTCGAGAAGGAGGAGGCGTTGATCACGATCATGTCGTGGCTGGCAGGCCGGACGCTCGCGGTCCGTGAACACGTCCACATCCCATCACCGATGCTGGTCATGGCCGGCGAGGTGAACAGCGGCAAATCCCTGCTGGCGTGGATCATTTCCCAACTGTTGGGAGGGCGCACGGCTAACCCCTACGCGGCGTGGTCTGGCGGAATGCTGTGGAACGATGACCTGATAGGCTCGGAGCTGCTGCTGGTGGATGACTGCACCGGGAACACCGACATCCGCGCAAGGCGGGCGTTCGGGGCTGCCTTCAAGGAGGCGATGTATCCGCACGCGGTCCAACTCCGCAAGCGGCACTCAAGCAGCATCTCGGTGCGGCCGGTGTGGGCGTGCGTGGTGTGCTGCAACGATACGCCGGAGTCGCTCCAGATCATCCCACCCGTCGAGGCTGACATGAGCGACAAAATCATCCTGCTGCATTGCACGGGGCTGACGCTCGACCACGACACCTCGACGCCCGACGGCAAGCGTGGGCTGCAAGCGGCGATACGGATGGAGCTGCCGGCGTTCGCTCACCAACTCAGCGAGTGGGTGACGCCGGAGGAGTTCAAGGACTCGCGCTCCGGGGTGCTGGCATGGCGCGACCCTGACCTGGTGGATGCCGTGGACTCCCACAGCCAGACGCGACATTTAGAGCAACTCCTCGAGACTGCCATGACCCACATGGGGATCTGGCACGATCTGCCGCGGGAGTTCACGGCTATCGAAATTCAGGCGAGACTGACCGACAACGCTTCTCCTGTCCGCGATCAGGCAAAGCAGTTGTTCCACTGGCACGGGGCATGCGGCGCGATCCTCTCACGGCTGGCGGCGAAGGGTGGGCCTCTCGTCACGCCCGGAACCTACGACACGCACCGCAAGAGCAACCGCTACTACATCACTGCTTAAACTACCAAACCAGACCCCGCAGACCCCGCGCTTTTTTCGTTTTGCGGGGTTCTGCGGGGTTAACTTTGTACCTTTAAAGGGGAAAAGTTAATAAAATAGGGAACTACTGAGGAAATCCAAAAGTAAAACATAGCAAACTAGACCCCGCAGACCCCGCAAATTGAAACCCCCCTCTAAAAACACAATTTGATTGCAAATGCAATTTGATTGCGTTAATGGATTGGCGTGCTTTACGAGAACACCGCCAGCTACACGCCGGACTTCGCGTCGGAGATCGACAAGCCGGAGGAAATCCTAGCGGACGAGCTAGGGTTGAGTATCCAGCAGGCACGGCAGGTGCTGCAAAAGATCGGTGACGCCGTTTTGCGGCATGAGTCGCTGACTCTGGCCAGGGTGATCGGCCTAATGCTCCAGTCCAACAACCTGCCGGTTACGGTGCACGCACTGGCTATCGCGGCGGGGCTCGACCAGCTCAACGGCAAACGGTCGCAGGCGGACATCGCCCGGGAATTGGGGTGCACCAGGGCGCTCATAAGCCACTACGTGGTGGGCATTCGCGACGTGCTGTCAGGGAACGCGTCCAACTTCGACTGTTTCAAGTTCCGCAAGAGCCAATCTAGCCGCGAGACATTCCGGCAATGCGCGACCGATCCATTCACCGCCGCCAAGCAGGCGGCCAGAGAGAGACTGAAAACCAGAAATTAACACCATGACACTGACCACCGACCAAACCTCGCCAATCGTCCTGAACAACGACGGCACCCTGACCATCGCACCGGAAGCCACTCAGCATGACTGGCTGGGCATCCACGCGAAGTTGATACACGCCAAGCGACACACTGCCGCATGGCTGAAGCAGTCGCGGGAGTTCGCAACCGCGCAATGGGGCATCGAGTTTGTGGCGGACGCCGAAGTTCAGATAGAAATGGACCTCGGCATTGAGGTCAAAGATCGGCCATCCACCCTCAACCCGCCGGACAAAAGCAGGGCCATAGTCAACATCGAGGGCATCCATCAATCGTTCGTCCTCTGGGAGCGAAAGATGCACAAAGAGATAGAGACTTGGGGGCAGGACAAACTTACGCGCGCGCTGGAGCTTCTGGAGCCGATGGAACGGCAGGCGAGGTCTATCCGCGAGCGCCTGACCGGCGGTGCAATCTAAGGGGTAGGGAGTCTCCTTGAGTTGGATCTGGAATGAGGTTTTGAAAATCTCTCGTCATTTTTAAGAATGTTGCATAATTTGACATTGTTGCACAAGCATGGGGATTTCCGAGCTGGGTGTTGCATTGGGGCTAGACAAATCCGTCGTCTCCCGGCTCGTCAAGAAAGGGATGCCGACGGCCTCGGTCTCCGGGGCGCAGGCATGGCGGGAGATCCATGCGAAACCGCGTGCCAAGCGCGGGCAGGCAGGGACGACGCCGCCTCCTCCCGTCGAGGTCAAGCCCCGGCCGGCGGCAAGGTTCCCGGCTGCCCCGACCCTGGTCACGCCTCCGCCCGCGGATGCACCGCCCACGCCGGACCCCGGCAATCACGACGAGCCCGCCGATGAGGACAACACCCCGCGCCAGTCGCTCCGCCGCGCCCGCATGGCCGAGAAGGTCGGTTACAACGAGCTAGTCCTCACCAAGCGCAACGGCGGCAGCATCGAGGACATCCGCAAAGCCAACCAGATTTACATCACCAGCCGGAACAACCGCCACAAGGCAGAGCGGGACTTCAAGGAGTGGCAGCGCGACGAGGGCATCCTCCTCTTTTTCGACGAGGCCAAGGACATCGCCAGCCGCCCGCACATCGCGGTCAAGCAGATGCTGGAGGTCATGCCCAAGACGCTCGCCACCCGGTTGCACGGGCAGCCGCAGAAAACCATCGAGAAGACCCTGGCGGAATGGTCGGACACACTCACGGAAATAATCAGGAAAGCAATATGAACACCATGAAAAAAACGCACACGATAATGACTGTCCCGCCCGCTCGGGCCGCGCTGGAATCCCGAGCAATGCGCGGCAGGTCGCCCAGTCACCCTCTCCAAAGGCTACAGCTCACGGGAGCGGCTGACAGGCACCGTCACTGGATTCCGCGTCGAGCATGACACCACCAAAATAAAAGGCTGGGCCGATTGCTACGGCGACCGACCCGGCCCCGTCGCTTGCATCCGTATCGAAATCACATGACACCCGCCGCCGAAAACCTCCGCTATCACCTCCGCTCGATCTATTCCCCCATCGACCGCCGCAGCGTCGTCGCCTGGGCGCGTGACGAGGTCGTTCTCAGCGAGCGTCAGACTCAGATGCCCGGCGCGTTCAGCACGGCCACGACCCCCTACCTCAACGAGCCGCTGGAATGTTTCGCGGACGTGGACGTCAGCGACCTCGTCCTCGTCTTCGGCACCCAGTTAGGCAAGACGACGATGATCCAGGTCGGCACCGCCTGGCGCGTCGTCAACCGGCCGCAGCCCTTCGTCTGGGTCATGCCCACCGAGGGGCTGGCAAAAAGTTTCAGCGAAACCCGCTGGATGCCCCTCTTCGACGACAGCCCCACCTTGCAGGCCCAGAAGCCCGGTAACCCCAACAAATTCAAAAACCTCGAGCAACACTTCCGCCGCTGCACCGGGAATTTCGTCGGCTCCAACTCCCCCGCCAACCTCGCCTCCCGCCCCGCCGGCCTGCTCTTGCTCGACGAGGTGGACAAATTCAACAAAGAGACCGACCAGGAGACAAGCGCACTCCACCTCGCAGAAAACCGCACCAAGAGTTTCGTCGGAGCGCTCCGCGTCAAAACCTCCACCCCCACCACCATCGACGGCCCCATATGGCAGGAATACCTCAAAGGCACCCAGGAGAAATACATGATACCCTGCCCGCACTGCGCCCGGCGGATCGAACTATTATGGGAGCAAGTCCGCTGGGACAAGGACGCCAAGACCGATGACAAATGGGACATGGCCGCCGTCGAGCAATCCGCGCATTACCAATGCCAGCATTGCAAGCAATCTATCAACGACGGCCAGAAGATCGAGGCCCTCGCCCACGGCATCTGGGAGTCCATGAACCCCACCGCCCAGAAAGGATTCCGCTCATTTCACCTCAACTCCCTGTATGCCCCCTGGCGCTCCTGCTCATTCGGCTCCCTCGCCGTGAAATTCCTCCGCGACACAGAGACCATCAACGGCCTCCAGGACTTCACCAACTCGACCATGGCCCTCCCCTGGGAGCAGGTCGAGACATCTATCGGAGACGCCCGCGTCCTCGGTCTATCAGGAGACTACGAGCAAGGGCAGTGCCCGATAGAAGAACCCGCCAGCGTCGTCCTCTGCGCGGACGTCGGACAGAGCATGACCCATTGGGTGGTCGCCGCATTCGCCGCGGACGGCTCCGCCTCCGTCGTGGACTACGGCACCGTCCTCGCCGTCGAGGACCTGCTAGCCATCGTCGGCAATGAATACCCCACCCCATCCGGCGCTATGGTCCAAGCCGAGTGCGGCCTCATAGACTCCGGCTGGGGCACCTACCGCGTTTATCAAACGTGCACCGACTCCGGCGGATTCTTCCACCCGGCCAAAGGCTCCGGTGCCACCTTCGGCGGCAAGATTTCCAAGACCGCCCTCGAGCAATACCCCGGCACCGTCCTCTACGGCTACATCGACTTCACCCTCAAGTCCGAGCTCTACCTGACCCGCATCAAAGACGGCAAGCCCCCCCTGCAAATCCCCCGCAAGGTCTGCCGGGACTTCCTCAAAGGCATCTCCGGCCAGAAGCTCGTCAAGCGCAAGACCCCCAGCGGAAACTCTTTTGTCTGGGCCGCGAAAAAAGACGACCACTACGGCGACGCCCTCAAACTCTGCTGCGTCGCCTGGCACGTCCTGCGGACCTGAAAATACCTGGGTGAAATAAAAACGAGATTCTCCTAAATAAAACTTGCGCTTGCGCGAGATTCTCTTAATGTGTCCCCAGTTGCACGACGCAGCTCCCCACACACCCACCACCTCGAAAAAATATGAAAATTACCGAAAGCCACAATCTGCCGAAAGCCGCCACGTCTGAGCGCTCCATTTGCGAGTTTCTCGCCGCCTCCAAGGCTCCGCACATTTACGCCATTCATTCCGTCCGCTGGACGGACATTTCCGGCAAAAAGACCAATGGGATTGAGTCTTTTGAGTGCATGGCAGAGTTCGACAGCGCAGAAGGCAACGAGCAAGCTCTTCGAGCTATGTTCGACACTATCCGTTTTGACTACCTCAAAATCCGCTAACCGAATGACCTTTACCAACCAAACGAAAACCAAAACCATGAAAACAACCACCGCCACCAGCACCTCATTCCAAACCGCCATTTTCGCAGTCCTTTCCACCGCGTCCGACTGCTGGCCACAGCCGGTGATTTACGCCGAGGAAATCGACGGAGAAATGCGATTCGACGCGTGCAACGCCCCGGCCATGCCATCCCACGCCACCCCGTGGATGTTTGTTCAGGCCGACTCGTTCGGAGACCTCACTGGCGACCACGAATCGGACGCGCGAGGGATTTGCTCGAACCTGTACGAGCAGGCTGTAAACGACATCCGCGACGAGATCGAACGCCAGGACGAATTTACCAACTAAAAAACACGACCATGACCTCACTCGAATCGCTGCTCGCGGACGCAAAAACCGCATTGGAAACCATCCACTCCGCCGCCGACCGCGGATCGCTGCCCCAGCACGGCGTCGCATCCGCCGACTGGCTCGAACAAATCGCCCGGAACATCCGCGCGGAAATCAACAAACAGGAGGCCGCATGACATTTGCCGAAAAACTCAAATCCGCCCGGCGGCGGCTCGGCATCACCCAGGCCGCCGCCGACGCATTGCTCGAAACCTGCCGTGGGCAGGTCGCCGCCTGGGAACGCTCGCGCAATATTCCGCACATCCTCACCCAGGAGGCCGCAATTCGCAGACTGGAATCCACCCTCGCCAGCATGGAGCGCATGATGCGCCACGGCAAAGACTGACCCACCCCGCCCCCATACCGTCCCGCCCGGTTAACCCCGAGGCGGGATTTTTTTGACTTGTCCGCGTCCTATCATGGACACGTTCAAACTTTCCGGCGTCAAAAGCTACCTCCGCCGCACCAAATCCACCACCGAGCTCGAAGACCTCGCTGACACCTGCTGGGCCACCGCCACCGACGAGGTGACCATCACGAGCGTGAGCGCTGAGGGCACGTCCTCCAGCGGCCAAGTCAGCTTCCCCAAGACTCTCCTGCTGCAAGCCATCGAGGAAGTCCTCGCGGAAGGCACCGGCGGCCGCCAGATCGGCAGCGTCCTGACGCGGGACCGGTTCAGCTCGCCGGTTTGACAAACCGATTGATTGCGATGGAGGAAATCAAAAAATCAACTCGCGGCGGGCGGCGTCCCGGCGCAGGCCGCAAACCCAACCCGATCAAATCTGCGGCATTCGAGGCGGCGGAGCAATCCGACCAGCGCGGCGTCATTTTCCTCAACACCGTCGACCCCCAGCGCGAGCTGCCACCGCAGACCCGCGTCGCCATCCTCCAGAAAGTCCGCTGGCTCTACAACAACGTCGGAGTCGCCGCCTACCTGATCGAACACCTCGCCCAGCGCGCCGTCGGCACCGGCATCGTCCCCAAGGCCCGCTCCTCAGACCCGGAATGGAACCGCCTCGCAGAGCGCGCCTTCGAGAACCGCGCCTGCGCCGAGGCGTGGGCGTTCGACGCCTCCGCCCAGGTCAACTTCTACGGCGCGCAGTCACTCATCCTCCGCCAGGTCGCCTGCGACGGCGACTTCTTCGCGCAGTTCCTCACCACCGAATCAGGCGGTGCCCGCGTCCGTTTCATCGGCGCGGAATCCGTCGGCGGAAACTACGACCGCGACGAGAAATTCTTCGACGGCGTCCAGCTCGACAAGTTCGGCGCGGCCGTGAAATTCCGCGTCCAGACCGACCGGATGAAAAACCTGTCCACCGACGTTCCCGCCGGCGATATGATGCACTTCCGTCACATCCGCCGCAGCGGCTATCCGCGCGGCGTCTCATGGCTGCACAACGCGGCCATGAACCTCCAGGATCTATCCGAGATCCTCGCCTATAC